AACAAGCCAAAGCGCACACCAAAGCACCCAAAGAAAAGCCATGTTGTTGTGGCAAAAGAAGGCGACAAAATTAAAACAATTCGTTTTGGGGAGCAGGGAGCAAAGACAGCAGGTAAACCTAAAGCCGGAGAGTCAGAGAAGATGAAGAAGAAACGCGCCAGTTTCAAGGCTCGTCATGCAAAGAACATAAAGAAAGGAAAAATGTCAGCGGCTTATTGGGCAGATCGCGCTAAATGGTAGGGTTATGATTCAAAGCATTTAACTCTTCTTCAAGAAAAGAATGAAGAGCTTCTAGCTTTGGTTTGGTTAGAGATATTATATTCCGTATTGTTTCTAGCTCCTCGTCTTTAAAAGCCTTGTGCAAGTCCTTTTCGGGGATGCCGGACATTTCTGTCTCGACAACCCCCTTAGAGTTTATCAGGATTTTGAATCCTAAAATGTTAGCTTCAGGCTTAGACAATTTCACAAGCACCACCTACACACGCCAGCTCTTGAGAGCCTGTAGTGTTATCTTCTTGTTCAAAGTTTTCAAGGTCATCCCAGCTAACATCTTTAGGCATTGAATCTACTAGAGCCTTGTACTGCTCTTTAGTAATGTCCTCGTATGGAGCTTGCTGATAAACATGATCACTAACCGGAAGCAGACTAATACCACTACAGAGATCAAAGTTCTCCCATATCCACTGTGCTACCTGCAAGAACTCATCATTAGTATAGTATACAGTGATACTTGGCTTATGCTCACACCAATGGTTCTGATAAGCCTTCCAAAGTTTTAGCTGTTCCATAGCGCCTACCTGCGCGACAGTCACAGAAGTTTTCGGGGCTTTCACAGGGAAGCTAAACACAGAGGAACTGGGCGACATAACATCCTGTTCTACTGGGAATCCTGCTTGCTCCATAAAGACTGCAAGCGGGTCTTTCTTGTCCGAACGTACTCTTCTAATATAGTGCTTAGAGAAACGAGGATGAATACCAGAGGCACTATCGACAAGCTGAGATACAGTACCGCTTGGCTTAACGCAAGTAATAGCGACAGACTGATTAATCCCAAGCTTCTCAGCCCACTTCTTATTTGTTTTGACAGCCACATCTTTCAGTTCCTCCAACCACTCTGCGGTTTTGTCTGTTGCTGAACCAATGACAGGATGATCCATAATACCTGTCATGCTAAGTCCGAGCAACGCTTCTTCTTCTGTATTCTTTTTCCATATATTACGCAAGTATCTGAAGTCAGTGAGTGTTGCTTGCAGAGTTCCAATAATGGCGGCTGTTTCTACTTTAGATTTAAGAGTCTTTAAAGTATCGTCAGCACGTACAACCACTTCCGATAAATTGCAGAACTGGTTACTGCGTAATATGATCTCGCTGCAAGGGTTAGTCCCGAAGGCCTGCTCTGCGTCTCTACGTCCATTCCGCGCGGCTATCTTCTGTGCCGCTACACGACTAAAGATACCACGCTCGCCTGCCTTAGACTCATACATAGTCTGCATCTCAGATAGAAAAGACTCAAAGTCAGGTTTCTCTGTGTACGCTACGCTGTTGTTAGCTAACGCTCGTTGTCCTTCAGTTCTCCACCAATCTCCTGACTTAGCTTTAGCCATACGCTGATCAGATAAGTTAGACAGACTAATCAAAGCAGACCTACGTACACCGCCCACTACCACAATGTCTGCAATCTTACACACAATGTCGTGACACTCAATGGATGTTAGCTTGCGACCTCTAGCTTTCTGAAAGACTTCAATACAAAAGTTAAACAGTTCTACCAGCGGCTCCGGGCCTGACGCGCGGCCACCAAAGGTCTTCAGTCTTTCTCCTGACCCTCTGACCCTGCTTACATCCCACTGAGGTATCTTACCTGCGTATAACATAGCGATCAATTCACGGAACGCAGAGGCCCAGCCAATCTTACTGTCAGACACTACAAGAACACTGTCAGTTTTATGGAATGTCTCAGCAATCTCAGGCAGCTTATTAATAAAGTTACGCTCAACACTAAATCCTACGCCCGTTCCACACATGAGAACGTACATCAACTCGTCAAAGGATCGCGGTGAGTCTATGTGTAAGTAGCTACAGTTAAAACCAGCCACGTTATCTTTGTCTAACGCTACGCCAGCGGTCATCATACAGCGCATAGAGGGCATGACTTCTAGATTGTGTATCGAATTAAATAACTTTGAGGCTTCTTTTTTATTTATCTGTTCGCGGTCTTTAAAGAAATCTACATATCTGTTGACTGTTTCTTCCCACGTTTCTCGTCTGCCTTCCTCCGGCATCCAACGTGCGTACCTGCTCTTGTGTATAAACTGCTGATACTGATCCATTATTCTTTTTCCTCTTTGGGGTAATAAACTACAATTATTGAATTACATTTAGGACAACTTAACTCCGTCATCATATCATACTCTCCATCTTCTTCGCTTATGTCGTGATCTCCCGACCAAATTAATTCTGACTTACAGTGCCAACAAAGCATTATCTGTGTTCTTCCGTATAAGCCCCGAAAGTAGAAGCCCTATGAGACTCTTCAGCTTCGGCTTTGACTTCTAGTTTTTTCTCTAAGTTAGCCATCGCTCTCCAAGCTACCTGCACCCAGTCCTTATCAATAACGTGCCGCATCATAGCATCTAACTCGTCCCCAGATTTACTTCTATTCCAATGTAGTGTCTCTGCTGTTTGTCCGTGTTGTATCCCACCGATTAAAGACAGATGAGAAACAGCGGCAACGGCACGAGGAAAATAATCTATAAAGCCTGTATAAATAGGAATAGCTTTTCTTTCTTCGGCATCTTCAGGAAGCTTAAACGTAGGTTCTACTTCTGTTTCTAGTGACAAGGATTGCTTATGAGCTTCTAGCATTGCTCTATCTAGAGAAGGATTACAAGAAGCAGGCTCTAATGCAGGATGCTCTCTACTTAGTCTTTCCCAGTAAACCGCAGCATCGTGAACATCATCATGCTTTTGTTTCAGGGCTTCTTTCTCTTGATAAATAGCGTCCTGATTCTGCTGAGTTTTTTCTCCGGCTGCGTTCCATTCGGAAGGCGTAGCATCATTTAATCGTTTCATACTTTACCTCGCGTTTATGCTTTTTAAATTTATTTTTACTTTCAAATCGAATACGTCTAGCGTCTTTTCGGCTAACATCAATCAAAAGTTTCTTTCTTTTCTGTGTTGATCCACTCATCGGGAATACTATCCTCACTATACCACGTAAAACCGTTAGCACTTGCCCACTCTCCGTGGCTTCTTTTAGTTCCGTCCTTGCGCCTTTTAGCTTGTGGCATGGGCGCACTTGGGTTAGCAAACAAAAACACTAGTTCAGTATCTTCGGGCAGCGCTTTACTAATCCAAATATACTTACTGAACTCAGCGTAGTCCCAGAAACGTCCTTTAGCTTCTAATAGAATCTTCTTGCCACCTATCTCTTTAAGAAAATCCGGGTGGTAATGATGATTAACGGTGTAGGGAATCTTCTCTGTATGGAAGCTCCAGCCATCCAAGATGCCGCTGTGTAACTCATACTCCCAATTAGAATCATAGCCAACCACAACATTAGAATTAACAGGTCGGGCTTTACGGGCTTTGCGGTTTGCCTTTTTTATTTTATTCAATGTAATTCCGCCTTTCTTTTTTCTAGTTCTGTAGATACTAAGAGATTTAAATCGTTTAAAAACTCTGAATCAATATCACAAATAGAGTTGTCTGTGTTGTAAAGAAAACTACCAACGGCGATTATCATTGCCTCTATTTCTACGCCTGTCTTCTGTTCGCTTTCCATTGAACCAACTCCAAGTCTACATCTTCTACTTGTAATTTTGGATAAATTTTAAGAAGCTGATTTATCTTCTTAATAATCCACTTAGGATGATAAGCGTTCAGCATCATCCTGCGGTTAGCGTAGATGTGTGTTTGTTCAGGCATGTGATCAGCGTAGTTCTTTATGTTGATCTTTGCACCTTCTTCTTCACTGAGAAGAGAACGCAACCAATCAACCAACAGACCGGAAGCGTGTCTACGTATTCGTTTAGCTTTTTTATTATTCATAAGTACTCTTCTACTTTAGGTTCAACCACAACTTTAGTGAGGTACGTTAGGCCGTTAGAATACTTAAAAGTTCTGAGACCTTGCCCGTCATTAGCATCTTTATGACAGTCATACTTATACTTACACCAACTACAGCCTTTAGGAAGCTTCATGTTACCTTTCT